TGGGAGTGCAATTGCAAACCACAATTTCCGAAGCTGCCCCTACAACTGTGCACGGCTAAACAAGTGCTTAACGCGGCGCGGCAGAGCCGCGACTTCCCACCACAAGAGTGAGCTTAGTGGCGCCTGGCCACACGCACCTTCTTCTTCTTGCTACGAACACTGCGCGTCGAAGCGCGGGAGACACGAGACGAAACAGAAGACGCACGCGCAACTCGTGGCCGAGGCGGGGCAATCATACGCGGCGGCTTGACCACGTCAGCCGCCGGCGCTTGACTACCACCGCCCCCACCACCGCCTGTGAAAGACGAAATGAGCTGGCTGGCCATCGGGGCGAGAAAAGGCAGAACCTTGCTCGCAATGGACGACAAAATGGGGATGAGAGTGCCGAACAAGTTGTGCTTGGCCGCCATGCAGGTTGGTGCCTCTGACGCAATCGCGTAGTACGCAGCCATCGCCGTGGGCTCGTACTTACAAGAGGGCAACACAAACTGCCGGTTTGGGGACTGGTCAGTGGGAACGAGCTCCAGGTCACAAATGGTCTTGAGAGTCATCGACATCAGGGGGTGGAGACCACGGCAAATGATCACGCCCCATGAGCAGTGGTCGTCCCAGCCGGTACTACCAATCTGCTGCTGCCGATTCACGGTGAGTGGATCACCTGCGAACAGTGGGGACGGTTGGTTCGAGGGCCCAAAAGTCAAACTGAACTGATGTGCCACCGACCCGTCATCCGAATTCCGCCCGAAGGCCGGAAACCACTGCGACGTCATCCCAGGATCATCGAAAGGACCCAGAGCGCGCGCGGTTGCAAAATCCTGAGCAGGACCCGTGAGCCGGTGGACTGTGTAGACTCCATCGCGCGCCGGGGACGTGTACATGTTAGGCGTTAACAACGCCATCACAGACTCATCCATCGGCAGGTCGACGTAATCCACGTTGTAAGCCCACCCGTTCGAGAAGATCCCGTAGGGTTGCACCCACGCCCCCTGCGAGGACGGACGCACTTTGCGGGCATACTGCCCAGCATAAATAGTGCCCTGGTTGTACAAATCCGATCCGGAAGCGTACAGCGTAGCACTACGTGCGGTCGTCCGCCACGCGGACGGAGCTTCGGTGGAGTACGCGCCCTGAAAGAGCCCGCGTCCACCTACAGCCAGCGTCCCCGTGCCAACCCCCACCATAGACCAAGCGTTGAAGGATGCCGAAGCAGCCAACGACGTGTTCTGCAACACCCCACTGGTGACCACACCGGTGGACCCGCCAGGGTTGTACGCGGCGGTGTTAAAATTCGTGCCGGCCGGCCCAATGGCATATAGGGCCGCCTGCGTGTCGGAAGGAGGAAGAAGGATGAACAAGTCCCAGTTGCCGGTGTTAATCGACACTGGACACGAGATCACGAGAGTATTTTTGTACTCTGGGATCACGGTGTCCACCTGAACAGAATCAGGAATCTGAGACGGAGCTCCCCACACAGGGTGCAGCGCCTTAGTCACCCAGTGGGCGGCGGGCGCTGAGAGAGTAAAACTTTTCAGCTTATTCTCGAGCGAAACAGCGTAAGAGGCTTCGGCCATGAGGGCTGCGGAAAGAGAGAAACGACCGTGGTTTTAATGACGATTCGTGGGGTTGCTGACGAACTAGTGGCGCAAATCACTATCTAAGGCGCCTACAGAGACGCGAGCGGCCTGACGTCCAGATCCGCGAGGTCGACCTCAAGAATGCGGTCGAGCACGGGATGGGAAAGCAAGCCGACTCGGCCCCGAGCCTCACGAATCGCTACTTCTGCGGCATCGATGTCCAACATCGAAATGCCATAGCGAGCGCACATTGCCTCTGCCAAAAGCTGAGACTCCGCGCGCTTGCCGACAGACCACGTTTTTAAATACTTACCGACCGCCCAAGGACCGCACGGGGCGACCGCCTCTTCGTAGTGCGCATCTAAAAACGCACTAACGATGGGCATGTCCCCGCACGACGGCCGGAGCCCCAGCACGATGGAGTTAAGATAGTTCTGACGAGTTTTGGCGGGGGGGGGGTGCACGGCCCAGAAGAGCCGAGCCAACAAGCGGCCCGGCTTGGGGACGAAGATCCAATCCTCGCCCACTGGGAACCACACACCGGAGATGAAGCTCACCTCCGTTGGGTTAGAAAATTTACGATAATCGGGAACAATACCACACTCACGCTCCAGCTGGGCAAACGCATGCTCGTCGAAGTCCCCACTCACGACGACCAGGAGGTCATCACCGGCCACGATCACGTCGCCGCGCAGGTTCATAGCCCACATCGCCTTCATGGCGATGCTAGCATTGACGATGGAGTTGCCGAGAGTGGTGTCGTTGTGGCCGGACTTAACCGTACCGCGAAGGCGGTACTTCAGACCGCCCCGCGCGTGGCTACCACGCACATCAAAACCCTCCTCGACGAACCCACAAAAGTCTGCACCCGCGCAAGCGTACGCTGCGAGCCTAACACGTAAGTGCTCGGCCTGCATCGTCGCGTCCCAGTTCTTCCCATCCCGCTCGTAAAAGTGGGGTTCCGGCGTCTCAGCGAGAACCTCACGCATCCAGTCTCCCAGCGCCGCAGAGTTCAGGCCCGACGCGAACGTGACCTTCACGCCGCGACCAACGTCGCGGCGCTGAAACCAGCTCGTGTGTGCCTTCTGCAGCGCGTAAAATTCCGGACCAAAAGCAGCTTGCGTAGCGAGATTAGGGTAATATTGAATCCCGCGCGGTCGAGAGGGCATCGCATGCCCAGACTCGAACTTCACCATCAGCTTCACGCGCCCCGGCAGCACCGCATCATTGTCCAGTGACTCCTTGATGAGGCGCTGCTTTACTGCCGGCCACTTGTAGATCCACGCATCCTGCCACTCCGCGCGGTACGCGACGAAACCGTCCAATAACGATTCGCGCACGCCGTCGAAGTAGCCTATCACGTCGTCAAATGACGCCGTAACAGGGGGCGGGGTCACACCGTGGCGGTGGCAGATGGCGCGCTCAGCATTGCACGCGCAAGTACGACATACATAAGACAAACCCGTTGACAGGCCGACCAGCGTAGCACCCTTCTGGTCGCTAACGCATGACTCCGGCCGGACGTCCGGATCGCGCTTTAACAGCGCGTTCCCCGGCGCGAGCTTCGAAATATCGCCCGCACCGAAACAGATAGTGTTCGTAACATTAACTGGTAATACATTAAACCCTGGTTGCAAAGAAACTCCCCCCTCCGTCAAAATAACCCCGTCAACTACCTCCACCACCGCCTGGGGCCAGTGTCCCTAGACGCGGGTACCCGCGCGAACGTCGGAGCGGACGAATCCGCGATCTCCGTCGAAGCGCGAGCGCCAGGCGCAAGCGAGGGGCGACAACCACATTGCCAACGCGAAAGCTCCCTTCGCCACAGTCAAGGCGACCGGGGCGACC